TGTGCTTTTGCGGCTTTACCTTTTAGGTATTGGCGCGGTTCTATGCAATTTAGATTTGAAATAGTGTGTTCGGATTATCATAGAGGTAGACTCAAAATTGTGTATGATCCTTATTTTTGTTCTGCAACCCCGGAATCCAATGTTCAAATTACTAAAATAGTTGATATTGCTGATACTAAAGAAGTTGTTATGAATATAGGATGGTCGCATCCAGTTCCTTTTCTGCAAACGTTAGCCCTAGTTACTTCCAATTCTGGATTTAGTACTAGTACTGCATATACAACTGCAGAAGATGATTATTCAAATGGTGTTTTAACCATTTATGTTTTGAATGAACTCACAGTGCCAGGAATTGTTGATGCTCCAATAAGTGTTAATGTTTATGTGAATATGTGTGATGATGCCGAATTTGCTTGTCCTGAGGAAAGCAATTTTTCACTATTACATTATCCAGAAAGTGAGCCTTATAGTGCACAAGGTGATGAAATGAATGATGGAGATGACCAATGTGCAGATCCAACCAATACCACTGCGACTGATATCGCTTTAAACCCTATAAATATAACTGATAACACATATAAAGTGTTTATGGGAGAACAAGTGGCCTCTTTTAGAGCCTTGTTAAAAAGATATGTTTTTCACTCCGTATATAAAGCATCGTTAGATGCTACTCAAGATTATTGCGTTTCTACTATAGTGACAACAAATTTTCCCATTTATAGAGGTTTTCTTTCAACAGGAACAAGCGGTTCAGGAACTTATAATGATGTGTATAACACATTATTAAATTACCTTACACCTGCCTTTTTAACAGTGAGAGGTTCTCTAAGATCTAAATATGTTTTATGTGGTTGCCCTGATGCAGTTTCTGTTAGGGGAATGATCAAAAGAGCTACAACAGATGGATCTATAGAAACTTATTCAGTAACACCTATTGATCTCTCTGACACCGATTCCCTACGAACTTCTTTTTCCGATGCCCTTATTTATGGGTATAATGGTATGACGATGACAATTTTGGATAAGCAACCAGTGATGGAAGCTTAATTTCCTTTTTACTACAATCGTCGTTTTAATTCCGCAAAGGATAGGTCGTTTGTATATCCATCATACAGCCCTGGTACGGGTTG